CATGGATTTAGAGGCTGAAATGGATGAAAAAAATGGCTGGACACGCTACAATCCAGACACGCTTTCTGAACCTGAAGCGGCTCCTGTGAACGTGCTGGAAGTTAAGCGCCGTAGAAAAGTGATTACTGAGGAGGTTTAAGCATGACAACGTACACCGCTGGCCAACAAATTGACCGTGCCCTTCGGCTTCTCGGTGTGCTTGCTGAAGGTGAGACGCCCTCTGCGGCTACTTCTCAAGACGCCTTGATGGCGCTCAATCAAATGATCGACAGTTGGAACACAGAACGTTTGTCTGTGTTCTCTACGCAAGATCAAGTCTTTACATGGCCTGCAAGTTTTATTAGTCGCACTCTTGGCCCAACTGGTGACTTTGTAGGTAACCGCCCTATTTTGCTTGACGACTCTACATACTTCAGAGCGCCCACCAATGTCTCATATGGCATCAAGTTTATCAATCAACAGCAGTACAACGGTATTGCTGTTAAGACCGTAACGTCTACTTACCCACAAGTGATGTGGGTCAACATGACGTTCCCTGATATTGAAATGTACGTCTATCCAAGGCCCACGCAGGACTTGGAGTTTCACTTTGTGTCGGTGCAAGAGTTGAACAACCCAGCTAACTTGTCCACGGTTTTGTACTACCCACCAGGCTACCTGCGTGCGTTTACATACAACTTGGCCATGGAATTTGCCCCTGAGTTTGGTGTTGAGCCAAGCCCCCAAGTGCAACGCATTGCGATGACTTCTAAGCGTGACCTGAAGCGCATCAACAACCCAGATGATGTGATGGCACTGCCTTACGCATTAGTCGCTAACCGCCAACGATTCAACATTTACGCAGGAAACTACTAACATGGCCACCATTGCAATTACCTCCCTTCCCACTGCTACTGCTGCTGCCGTTACTGATGTCTTGCCAATTGTGCAATCAGGCACAACTAAACAAGTCACCAACGCGCTGTTGTTTACCAATGCAACATTGGTTACGCCTGCGCTTGGTACTGTTGCAAGCGGCAACATTAGTGCTTGTACCAGTACAAGCATGGTATTGACTACACCCAATATTGGCGCGGCTACAGGCACAAGTCTTGTATTAAGCAGTTTTAACGCAACAAACGCTGCCGCGCCAACAATTGCAAGCGCAACAACAATTGCGCCAACCAAACAAATTACTTTTATTTCCGGAACAACGGCAGTGGTAACCATCACAGCAGCCGCGCCAATTTCTGCTGGTGGGGGTACGATTACATTAATTCCTACTGGCGCGTTTACTTGGACAACAGCAGGAAACATTGCTGTGGCTGGTACAGCAGTTGTTAGTAGGGCACTTACAATGACCTACGATGTAACGACAACCAAGTGGTATCCAAGTTACGTCTAACATGAAAACGCCAATTTTAGGTTCTACTTATGTAGCGCGGTCTGTCAATGCGGCAGACGCTCGGATGGTCAACCTTTTTCCTGAGATTGTTCCCGAGGCGGGTAAAGAGCCTGCGTTCCTGAACCGCGCCCCTGGCCTAAAGTTACTCAACACCATTGGCCTTGGCCCGATCCGAGGTTTATGGGCGTTCTCGCCCCAAGACGGCATTGGCTTTGTCGTGTCAGGCACTCAGCTTTACAAGATTGACAATGCCTATGCGGCCACGTTAATTGGCACGGTGGCCGGTATTGGCCCCGTCAGTTTGGCTGATAACGGCACGCAATTGTTTATTGCAGCTAATGGCCCTAGCTACATTTACAACAACACCACAAACGCTTTTGGCCAGATCACTGATCCTGACTTCCCAGGCGCGGTGACTGTCTGCTATCTGGACGGCTACTTTGTGTTCAACCAGCCAAACAGCCAGTTGATGTGGGTAACACAGCTGCTAGACGGCACATCCATTGACCCGCTAGAGTTTGTTAGCACCGAAGGCTCGCCTGACGGTCTGTTAGCCGTAACGTCTAACTTCCGCGAGGTGTGGGCTTTTGGCACTAACTCAATTGAGGTCTGGTTTGACTCTGGCGCCACAGACTTCCCTCTGCAACGCATCCAAGGCGCGTTTAACGAGTTAGGGTGCGCTGCCCCTTACTCGGTTGCTAAGATGGACAACGGCCTGTTCTGGCTTGGCCGTGACCGCCGTGGTCAGGGTATCGTCTACCGTGCAAATGGTTATGCTGGTGTGCGAATCTCCACCCACGCTGTTGAATGGCAAATTCAGCAGTACGCTGACATGTCGGATGCCATTGGTTACACATACCAGCAAGACGGCCACAGCTTTTATGTCTTGGTCTTTCCTACTGCCAACACCACATGGGTCTATGACGCTGCCACACAAGCCTGGCATGAGCGTGCAGGCTTTTCCAATGGCGAATTTACCCGTCACCGTGGTAACTGCCAGATGGCGTTTAACAACAAGATTGTAATTGGCGACTTTCAAAACGGCAACATCTATGCGTTTGACTTAGACGATTATTCTGACAATGGCAGCATCCAGAAGTGGCTGCGCTCATGGCGTGCATTGCCGACTGGCACTAACACCCTCAAACGCACAACCCAGCACATGTTGCAATTGGATTGCGAGTCTGGCGTTGGTTTAAATGCGTTGCCCGGCTATGACAGTGAAAACATAGATACTGAGTCGGGGTTAAATCTTGTGGCCGAATATGTGCAAACATACTTAGCTACTCAGTCAGGCGACATCTTGACCACTGAGGCAGGGGATGGTTTTGAACCTTTGGGTCAGTTTGATCTATCAGATACTGACATTACGGGCTATGAAATTGTCACCAATTCCTATCTTGCCACACCAGGATATGACCCACAAGTCATGCTCCGCTTTTCAGACGATGGTGGCCACACATGGTCAAACGAACATTGGACATCCATGGGCAAGATTGGCCAGTATTACAAACGTGTAATCTGGCGCCGTCTAGGCATGACCACCAAGTTGCGTGACCGAGTTTATGAGGTGTCTGCTACTGACCCTGTGAAAATTGCAATCATGGGCGCAGAACTTATTCTGAGTCCAACAAATGCCTAGCCCTAACGCTACGCCAACGCCGATCACGCCACCGCGAGTGCCGCTGATTGACACTCGCACAGGCTTAATTGACCGTGCTTGGTATTTGTTTTTCTTGTCGCTCAATAACATTGCCACAGCAGTTGTTGACGATGTTAACCTTGCTACTGATTCAGCATCCTTGATCGCGTCCTACGATGCGGCTTTGCAAGCGCTGGCGCAAGAAGTTGAAACCCAGCCGCCAGTGGTTACCTTGCCAGTTCCTGACGTATTGGGAGACTACTGTTCGGCCTTAGAATCTCAAATGGCCGAAATGCAAAAGCAGATTGAGGCTTTGCAAGTGCAACCGATTGTTGACACCGCAGCTATTACTGCTGCCATTAACGCCGCATCATCAGCGCCTGTTACCAAGACTGCTGACTTTACGGTAGCTGACAATGAGACTTGGATTATCAATAACAAGTCAGGCTCAACTTGCACCGTGACCTTGCCAACGGCCTCCGCATGGACTGGTAGGTATCTGACTTTTAAGAATTTGCAGGCTCAGACTTTGGTGTCTGCGTCTAGCAATGTTGTGTTGATTGACGGCACAAGCGCTGGCACAGCAATCCTCTTGGCAGTTGTAGGAAATTGGGCGACAATGGTGTCTGACGGCACGAATTGGATCATCATGCAACAGGCCGCTAACAATTGCCTATTATTGGAGTAAACCATGACTGTCACAGTGAAAGTTCTCGTACCGGCTAAATTTGCCGAAGCAACCCAAGTCACGCAATACACTGCGACTGGCGTTACGGCCATCATTGACAAGTTCACCGCAACTAACATCAGCGCGACTGCCGCCACGATCAGCGTGAACTTGGTCACCACCGCAGGCTCTGCTGGCAACACCAACTTGATCACCAAGACCAAGACCTTGCAAGCGTCTGAGGTCTACACGTTCCCTGAACTGGTTGGCCAAGTGCTTGGCATCGGCGACTTTATCAGTACAATTGCAGGCACAGCTAGCGCTATCAATATCCGAGTTTCTGGGCGTGAGGTGACCTGATGCAAGTGACGTATGGTAAAGGGTTTGATGTTGCCCCGATGGCTAATCGGGTGCAGGCGTTGCAAGATGCAATGCTTGCGCATGTGACACCTATTGAACTTGATACCAAACATCGTTTTCATGGTGGTATGTATTTGCGCGAAGTGTTTCGCCCTGCGGATTGCATAATCATTGGAAAAGTCCATAAGAAGGAACATTTTTATATAGTGTTGTCGGGGACTGTTGTAATTACTACAGATGATGGCGCTATAGAAGTTACTGGGCCGCATATTTTTGAAAGTAAACCAGGCGCAAAGCGTGCGGTATACGCCAAAACTGATGCAGTATGCGTGACAATCCATTGTGTGAATTCGACTACGGTAGAAGAAGTCGAAGAAGAATTAGTTGAAAATGATCCCGATTGTGTATATCTACCGGGGAATAAGTTAAGCGGAAAGGCACTGACATGACATTCGCAATTTTAGGTGGTTTAGCTGGCGCGGCAGCAGGCGCGGCGGGGCTTGGTGGACTAACCCTTGCAACAGGCGGCATGTTGGGCCTAGCGGCTGGTAGCACATTAGGTGGCGCACGCGCAGCAAAAAGTGCGGGAGAAACGCAAGCGGCGGCGGCTGACCGAGCATCTCAACTTCAATATGAGCAATACCAGCAAACGCGAGAAGACCAAGCGCCTTACCGGCAAGCTGGTTATAACGCTTTAGCCGAGATGCAACGCACAGCGGGCAATGTGCCTGGTGCGTTTAAGTTTGGCGCAGGAGATTATCAAGCTGACCCAGGCTACGCATTTCGATTGTCCGAAGGCCAGAAAGCGCTTGACCGCCAAGCTGCCGCCCGTGGTGGATTGATTTCTGGCGGAGCATTAAAAGCCGCACAGCGTTATGGTCAGGACATGGGATCGCAAGAATACCAAAGCGCTTACAACCGCGCATTGACTGGATATAACACTGGCGTGGCCAGCGAAAACCAGTTGTACAACCGTCAAGCAGGGTTGGCAGGCATTGGTCAAACTTCAGCTAATTTAGTTGGTCAAGCTGGCCAAAACTATGCAACTAGCGCTGGTAACTTAATGACTGGTGGTGCAGCTGCTCAAGCGGCTGGCCAAGTAGGCGCGGCTAACGCAATTACTGGTGGTTTAGGTACATATCTAAACTACAACCAAAATAACGCGCTATTAGAAGCGTTGCAAAGAAATCAAAACATGCAATTGGTAAATACTGGTGGGTATTCTAATGTTCCAGCATATATGATTAGACCACCAGGAGGAATTTGATTATGGCACTTGATCCAAACATTGCCCTTGGCGTTAAATCCCTTGAATTGCCCAATCCTTTGGCGCGATATGGTCAACTGGCGCAAATTCAAAACGCGCAGAATCAAAATCAATTGGCTCAGTATCAATTAGGATCGGCTCAACGGGAACAAGAATCTATTAACGCATTAAACCAAGCATATGCCAAAGCATATGACCCAAAGACTGGTCAGATTAATGCGGATGCACTTCGACAATCATTAGCAAGTGGTGGTTTTGGATCTAAATTGCCTGCTGTAGAAAAAGGTTTGCTTGAATTAGGAAAACTTAAAACAGAAACACAAAAAGCAGAGACTGATTTAGTTGACGCTAGATTAAAACAGGCGCGTTCGTTTCTTGAGACAATTAATCCGCTTGATCCAAGAGCGCCAGAACAATATATTGCATGGCATCAATCTAATCATGCAGACCCCGTTCTTGGCCCTGTTTTAAAAGCGCGAGGTTCAACACCAGAACAATCAATGGCTCGTATTCAACAGGCTATACAAGCAGGCCCACAAGCGTTTGCTGATCTTCTCAATGCTTCTAAATTAGGTACTGAAAAATTTATAGAATTAAACAAACCAGTTACCTTTGCCCAAGACACTGGCGGTGGTGGCCGTGTAATGACTCGCGCAGGACTTGGCGGCCCAGCTACCCTTGTGCCTGGTAGTGATTACACCAAAACCCAGACCTTTGCTGACATAAATGCTGCCGCAACTTTGAAATTTAACAAAGACAAGTTTGCATGGGAAAAAGCCAACCCCACATTGTCGATCCAACAAACTCCAACTGGATATGTGGCCGTCAACACTACAAATGGCATGGCCATTCCTGTGTTGTATGGACAAGATGGCTTCCAAGCTGCTGGTGGCGCTCAACCCGCAACTGCACCAGGCGCAAGCATGATGCGTCAACCGCCAGCTGCATTGCCTGGTCAGCGCACGCCTGCCATTCCTGGCATGGCCAGTGTACTTGATCAGACTGCTGCGCCTGCTGTTGCACCTATGGCTCTTCCAGTTGGAACGCCTGGCACTCCTGTCATGGGCAAACAATCAGAACTTAAACCAATCCCATCTAATATCAATTTAGCAATTCTTAAAAACAATCAATCTATTCAACAAATTGATGAAACAATTAAATTGTTGCAACAAAATCCAAGTTCAACTGGCGTTAAAGGTTATTTGCCTGGCTTTGCTTTAAACCGCATGGATCCATCAGGAGTTGAGGCTCGTGCTGGAGTTGCCGATATTGGATCGTTGGTTTTGCATGACCGAAGTGGTGCGGCAGTTACCGCAGCAGAAGCCCCACGTTTAGTTCCATTTATTCCGTTGCCAACTGATGACAATGCCACAGTCATTAAAAAACTTACTCGTATGCGTAACATTGCAGCCCAAGAGCAAACAGGGCTTACAGAAACTTACGGCAAAGATCAGGGGTATGCGCCTAATCCAACAGTTGGGAGAGCTGGTGGTGCGCCATTAAGCGCACAACAAATACCGCCAATTTATGCAACAAATGGCAAAGAACGAATTATGTCTATTGATGGTGGACAGACTTGGACTCCAGCTAATAAATAAGGGAAAATTATGCCTTTGCCAACTGGATTTAAAGTAGAAGAACAAAGCACTCAGCCTGCTATGAATCTTCCTGCTGGGTTTCAAATTGAACCTGAGTCATTCAATGCTTTTAAAATGATTATGAATGCCCCAGCCAGTTTGTACAAAAACACCGTGGGCGGTTTAGTTGAATTGGTGAGCAGCCCATTACAGACAGCAACCGCATTGACGGATATAGCCGCTGGTGGATTGCAAAACATTACGCCAAAGCCTTTGCGTGACCTTATCAATCAAGCTAATGTAGGCGGCCCTTTTCTTGATCCAGCAGCTGCTCAACGCTCGCAAAATATAGCCAATCTTGTTGGCCAAGATTACGCAAAAACTTATGGCACTGGCCAAGGGTTTGCTCGAACAATGGAAGAAGACCCGTTCAGGGTGGCCGGCGATGTATCAATGTTGTTGGGTGGCGGTAGTGCTGCCGCCAGAGCAGCCAATTTTGGCAAAGTAGGCAATGCACTTGCACAGGCATCGGCTTTTACCAATCCAATGAATGCGCTGATCAGACCAGCGGCAGCAGTCATTAGCCCAACCATTTCACCTCAAATTCAGGCGTTAATGAAAGAAGGCGTTGTGCCAACTGCCGGCCAAATTTTGGGCGGTGGTTACAAACGTGCTGAAGAAGCATTGTCGAGCGTTCCAATTATTGGTGATTTTATTAAGGGCGCTCAAGGCAGAGCAATGGCCGATGTTAATCGTGTTGCCTTTAATCGAGCATTAACGCCAATCGGTGAAAAGTTGCCAGAAGGCGTTGTTGGCCGCGAAGCAGTTCAATTTGTGTCAGAAAAATTAGATGATGCTTATGGCAAATTGTTGCCAAAAATGACTGTTGTACAAGATACGCCATTCCAAACAGCTATTGCAAGTTTAAAAAGCATGGTTCAAACTGGTTCTATTGATCCTAAAGCTGTTACTTTTTTTAACAATTGGATGGACAACAAGGTTCTTAATAAATTTCAAGGACAAAACGCAATTACTGGCGAAACATTAAAAGCAGTTCAAGGTGATTTGCGTGAAACCATTAGCCGTTTAAGTGCGTCTACAGATGCAGACCAAATACTTATTGGTCAAGCGTTAAAAGAAGCGCAAGATCAAGTTCGCCAATTGGTTACGCGAAGCAATCCACAATATGCAAAAGAATTGAAAGCCATAGATACTGGTTACGCCAACTTCAAACGTGTTGAACGTGCAGCGGCCAGCCTTGGTGCAGAAGAGGGAATATTTTCCCCAGCGCAATTGCAAAATGCCATTAAAGCAATGGACAGAAGCAAGGACAAAGGACAATTTGCACAAGGCCAAGCCTTAATGCAAGACTTGTCTGAAAGCGCAAAAACAGCATTGGGCAATAAAGTGCCTGATTCTGGTACGCCGTACCGATCAATGATTGCAGCACTGGCCGCATCAGGTGGCGCTGGCGCAGCTGGGTTTCCAGCAATTGCCGCATCACTAATTGCTTCCCCGTTGTTATATTCTCAAACTGGCCAAAACATGTTGGCTGCCATACTTACAAAAAGACCTGACTTTGCAAATGCACTTGCAACTCAATTAAACACAAGCGACAAAGCAAAATTGGCTGCACTGGTAGCGGCCCAAGCTGGCCAAACGCCTTATCGCATTGACCTAACCGGCATGGCCAACAAATAATGGATACTCAAGTTCTTTTCAACATTGCGGTCAGTTTAGCGGGGTTCTTAGGTGGATGGATCTTAAACAACATCTACCGATCACTGGAGCGCTTGGACACAGACGTTCGGGCGATGCCTTTGAATTACGTTGGCCGCGATGACTACCGCGCCGACATGCGCGATGTTAAAGACATGCTCGGCAAAATATTCGATAAACTGGATTCCAAAGTTGACAAATGATATTGGACTATGAGTGACGAAAAGCCAGCAGACATATTAAGCAAGGTGCTGTCCTATGTGGATAGCCCGTTTAAACTCTTTGCGCTGATACTCATGGCGGTGTTTGCGTTCTCTGGGTACTTTGTTTGGCAGAACCAAGAACTGTTGATGGGCGCGTACAAAGAATCCAAGAAGATGCCAAGCATTGTTGAGGACAGAGTGGAAGACGCTGCCGCCCATTTGCTCAAAACCACTAACGCCACCATTGTGGCCGTGTTCAAAGTAAACCCCATGTTTGGAACCCGCGTGCTGTACCGCGCTTACACCAAAGAAGGCAGAGACAAAATAAACGATGGGCTAGATGTTGGTCTGTTTACCCAAAACTCAGCCAACAATGCAGATGTGGTCAAGCTGATGGCTGGCGAGATACCTTGTGGCGAGTACAAGTCAGCGCAATCTGAGATGGGTCTATGGTACATTGCCAAGGGAGTTGCCTACACTTGCCGAATCAGCATCCCACCTGACCCAAGCCGGTTTGTGGGTCAAATTACTGTTGGTTGGGATACTCAACCCGCTGACATTGAAGTGGCAAAAACCATGATGGAAATTGCAGCAACCATGCTTTCGAGGAGCAAACAATAATGGATTGGCTTAAACAAATTGCACCCACAATTGCCACGGCGCTTGGTGGCCCATTAGCAGGCATGGCAGTTTCAGCCATCTCAAAAGCTGTTGGTGTCGATCCTGACCAAGTTCAGGACATGATTGCCAACAACAAGTTGTCTGCTGAGCAGATCGCACAAGTCAAGATAGCCGAAATCGAACTCCAAAAACAAGCGCAAGAGTTGGGCTTAAACTTTGCCAAATTAGAGGTGGAGGATAGAAAGTCAGCACGGGAAATGCAAGCCACCACTAGGTCGATGATGCCGCCAATTTTGGCTGGCGCTGTGACCATTGGTTTTTTTAGCATTATGGTAATGATGTTTTTTAACAAAATTGACAGCAATAACCCAGCCATTTTGATGATGCTTGGCAGCTTGGGCACAGCGTGGACTGGCATTATTGCTTATTATTTTGGCTCTAGCGCAGGATCGCAAGCCAAAACAGATTTACTTTCAAAGGCAGGGCCAGTGAAATGAACTTAACACCTCACTTTACGTTTGAAGAACTGACCCACACAGACCACAGAACATTGGACAACACCCCAAATGAAACTGAACAAGCAAACATTCAAAGACTGGCTGAGTTCCTTGAAGAACTCAAAACCCTTCTTGGCGGCAAACCAATTATGGTCAACAGTGCGTTCCGCAGTAAAGCGGTAAACGATGCGGTTGGCAGCAAAGACACCAGTCAGCACCGTATTGGTTGCGCCGCCGACATCCGTGTGCCAGGCATGACACCAGACCAAGTGGTGCGTGCCATTATTGCCTCAGACCTTGGGTTTGATCAGGTGATCCGTGAGTTTGATCGGTGGACACATGTTAGCATCCCCAACCAAGCTACTGGATCACCACGCAAACAAGCCCTGATCATTGACAAGGCTGGGACTCGGGCATTTGCTTAGACAAATTGCGGTAAGCCTCAATGGCCGTTTTAAGGTCACACTGTAGGTGCTGGATTATGTCGTCCTGTTCACATAACTTGGTGTAAGCCTCGTCAGCAAACTTGGCCAAGTTAGCCTGGCTCCATGTTGCAAAGTCTGGTCTGTTAGTCATTGATCTCTTTCTTTGAAGGTGCGTCTAGTTCAAGGCGGTAATACTTGGCCGGCATCTTGGCATTCTTATCCAGTTGTTTGCGCAGCCAGTCAATGCCGCCAAGTTCTTGGAAGATCATCATGTGACGATCCGTGAGCCTGATCTGGCGTCCTTTAAGGGGTTCGATTGGTTTTGGGCGTGGCATCTTTTGTCTTTGTAAGTGCTGCCTGCAAGCCGGCCAAGCCACCAACGTGTTGGTTGTTGACAAAGATCTGCGGCATCTGGCGTGCGTTTTCTGGTAGATCACTAAGCAATGCAGGGTTTGACTCAATGTCAATCTCAACATACCTAATGTTCTCAGCCCTCAAAATCATCTTGGCTGTAATGCAATTAGGGCATTTGCGTTTGGTGTAAATTAGGATTTCCATTATGTTTTCATTTCTCTGATAGCTTGGGCAAACACCGGCAAATCCCATTGATCAGCCAGCTTGGCGCATTCGTCTAACATTTGGTTGCGCTGTGAGGGCGACACATACACATCGTAGTGATACGGCTGGCCTTTTATGGTGTTCTCACGCGCTATGCGGTCAAACTCATCATCTTCGTCAGTGTGAATCATGCTTGTCTCCTAAAAAGGTATTTGATCCCATTCCCAGTGTTCGCATTCAACCGTGCCGTGTATCCACTCCATTGGTGGCTTGGCTTCAAATTGTTTGCAAATGCCTGTGCTGAAGTTGTTGCAATGTAGGCAATTCACTTCGATGTTGCTGATCTGTTTGACCTGGCTGTCTAGATGCCTCTTGATTGCGTTCAGTTCTATCAAATTCATAATCTTTTACCTCTGTATATTTACCATTTTTACGGGTTGCAATTCTGACTGGCTCATTGATCTTGCGTGACTCCAAATAGTAGAGCGCCATCTGAGTGCCAGACGGCATAAACGTCTTGTCGCGCTTTAGCCACCAGTCCTGTGCCTTTTGCTTGGGATAGCCAACGTGGTTGAAGCAAACCCACTCACTGGCCACACGAAGCAGGCCGCTGTAGTAGTCAACCCTCATGCTGTCTGGCTTGCCTTCTTTCCTGTGCATGGCGTAACCTACCCGAGTAACGTCATGCCACACCAGTTCGGCCATAGCGGTCTGGCTCGATAGCAGTGCGGCATAGGACACCTTGGCGTCCATCGGCTTGGCCTCTTCTTCCCTGATCGTGCCACCGCAATGCACACACACCATGGCTGCCGGTGCGTTGCGTTCACCGCAGTCTGGGCAGATGCTGTAGGGCGCCTCTTGTGTGCCTGACTTTTTCTTAGCCCTGCCTTGGATGGTGTCCACCGGCCCCAAGCGCTCCACGGTGTCGGTAAAGTCAAGCACTAGGCAGTCTGTCTTGCCGTCTGCAATGCGTGTGCCTCGGCCCATCCCCTGCACATAAAGTACCGGCGACTTGGTGGGCCTGCACCAGACAATGCAATCCACATCTGGCACATCAAAGCCAACTGACAGCGCCAGCA